TTCATCATTTTTTAATATGTTTAAAAATTCCTCTGTGTTTATCATATAATCACCACTTTTCTAACTTGATGTTGCATCATTGCACCAGCCTGTAACGGCAGCGTCCAATTCGTTTCGCTATATTTTCCAACTATCCCTAATTTGCTATATTCTAAATTCATTACATCTGAATAACTGTGATGTGGCATTATAGCTGTCTCAAAATTTATGTAGCCATATACTTGACTTGCATCATTCGCTATCCTTTGTACATAGGCATCAAGGCTTTCTTGGTCAGCAATATTATCCACCTCTCTAAAATCTACAATAGTTCTGCCCCTTGATACAGTGCTTGTTATGCTGTCGGGATTGTCATTTGCGTATACGCTCGATAATGGCTCTAATTCTGGATTACTTAACACCGCAACCCATTTATTCGGCACATTAAACAAATCTAATTCCTCTGTCATGCCATTCGCTAAAATTGACATATTATCATCTTTGTAAGTATATTCAGATACCCTATCCGTTGGACTACGATATGGACTACTTACAAAATAACCATATTCGTCAACTATAATCTGTGTATAATTTATCTCACTAAATAGCTTATTTATAGCACTTAGTTTTGTTGTCCCTATCTCAAATTCCCTTGCTGTTGATAGCGCTTTGTCTGTAGCTTGTATATTTATTTTAGCTATTCCTGCACTCGTTAGGAGGCTCTTAATTGCCGTTATATAGTTAGTTCCTATAGATATGGCATATCTGTCCGTAAACTTATCATCAATCAGAATTTGGCTTAAATCGTAAGCCTCAACCTCTCTTGTTACGATAACATTGTCAGTTTTTTTGGGACTGCTTAATATAAATATCCCAAGCGGCCATTCAAGCCAATCCAATCCCAATTTTAGCATAAAGAAAGGCTGAATACGGTCATTCAACCAATCAATTGAGTTATCATCTTTAATGGTAAATCTCGCTGTCCTTTTTATATCCGCAAAAGCTGACATGCTCACTTCACCATCTATTACAGTTGTTAGAGTTTTCTTGTAATTATCATTTTTATCCAAGAGGTCATAACGGAATTTTATCTGTCTTGAGCCTGTTTTCATTTGTAAAACATCGATAACAGTTTGTCTTGTATGCCCTTTTTGAGCTAACTCTTGCATTTATATCACCTCGTCATAATCAACTTGTTGCAAGGTGAATGATACTGTCCACCAAGTACGAGGACTTTCATCCGCTATGCTTAGATTATTTAAAGTACCAAATAATCTTTTACCTCGCCTATCTCTATAAATTACGGTCCGTTTTGCGTCATAGATTTCAATCAATTTATCCAATTCTGCTTTATCCCTGATTGCAAAACTATTAGGGATGTTATTATTTTCATTCTCACTAAAATCCGTCACTGCAAATCTGCGTCCTGCAAAATAGTTAGATACTGAATTATGCTGTCTATTGTCTGACTTCTCTGGGTTCCATTTTAGCTCAATCCATTTGTTATAATCTGTAGTTAATGCAAGCTGTGTATGCTTTACTACTACACTTGCAACTGTAACTTCACTGTCACTGTAAGTGCCATTTTCTCCCCATGCCCTAACTCTGTAACTGTATTCTTTTTCACTTTCCACTGTATAATCGGTAAATGCACCTATAATACCAGTGGCTATTCTTTGCCCATCTCTAAATATGTCATTATGCGTTACAACTGTTAGCCCCTCGGGATTAACTATGTTTAGAGTTATACTTGCCCTTGCTGTATCTATAGTTGCTGTTACAAGTGGTATCTCTGGCGGGGTAAAACTGATACTAATTGATTGCACTGCATAACTTGACCATATCCCGCCGCTATCCTCTATTCGTACCTTTACTGTGTAGGTTGAGCCATTAACTAAATCTGCCCCTACAGTAACCGCTTTGTTGCTGCTTGTTATTTGTCCACTATCCCATACTACCGCATTAATGCTATTTAAAATCTGGACTTGATATTTTACTTGACCTATGCTCGACCATTGAATTGTCGGTCTTGCAACATTCCATGTATCGGCACTCGTTATAGATGGGGCATTACTTGGTGCAGCTGCTGTAAATGTTACTTGGTTACTGTATGGACTTGCTAACCCTTCCTGGTCGTAAGTTCTAACTCTCCATGTAATTGTACCAACAGGAAATGTATTAGCTGCAAAGTCGCTATATTGATTTGTAGATATTTTTGTTACTGTCGTCCAAGTTTGCCCACCATCAGAGCTCCACTGCAGGTCAAATTTAGACTGTGCATCTGTATCGTTGTGTGTCCAGCTTAGTCTCTTGATTTCTGTCCTATCAATTATTTGACCATTAGCAGGTGCAAGGTTTGTCGGTACTGTTGGTGCTTGGTTATGTGCTATTGTAAATACACCATCACTAACATCCGATGTACCTGTATTGTTCCCGTCAGTAGGTGTAACTCTTATCTTACAAATACTGCTTTCTAACTCATTTGCAAAATCATAACTGTAGCTCGTAACCCCTGCGTTAGTCGTCAACAGTGTTTTCCACGTGTTCTCATTGTCTGTGGATAATTCTATTTTTGTTTTTAATCCACCAGTGGAAGGTGTCCAACTAATGTCAAACCCTTCATTTATAGTTTCCGCACCGTTTGGGCTTAATAAAATAATACTCTCATCTAATGCAATCTTTTCATACCAATAATCCCCACTCGCTCCGTTGTCAGGATAAACTCCGTCCTCGGCACTTACAACTTCGATAAAATCACTTTTGACCATATGTTGGTATATAGTGTAGCCGGTTTTTAGGTCATATTTTGTATCAACGGTTAATTCAATATCATTGCCATTTATAGACTTAACTGTTGCGCGCCTTGCTGATTTTGCAGACACTCTGGCATATACTCTATCTCCTACTTTTAATCCTGTAGTGAAGGTAACTTGGTATTCTGCATTTGCTGCAAAATAATGGCCCACTCCCGCCATAGACTCTGGGCTCTTACCTTCCGCAAGATACATTGTGCCTATTACATTTATAACTTTCCCTATATCCCCTTGTAATAAATTGCCATTTATAGTGGTGTTCCATGTTGAGCTACTTGACCTTAATACATTACTTTTTGTGTCAGAATGTGCATTAGGGCTATTCGGAGATGTATTCCAAAACATATCGTAAGTATATTTATTATAAAAATATTTAGCCATCCATCACACCCCCTGCCTTGCTGTCTGCTTAATGCCTGTAAATACTCTTACTACGTCGGTAAAATCTTTGATATTTTTTGCGTCTATTGTGACGTGGAAAGTATCTCCGCCGCCTTTTAATTCGCTATTTTGATTATAAGGATTATATTGTGCCGGGATTATAGCCTCACCTTTGTGTATTAAAGCCACTTGATCTTCGGTAACGAATGGAGTTCCTACGGCATACCCTTTCATTTTTTTAAACATTTCAGTAGCAACACTTGTGTCAACAACTAAATCTCTACTTATTCTATTTATCGCATCCTTGTTAGCTTTATAGATGTCATCGTTTTTTTTCTTTGCTTTATTGTTTCTTTCTCTTCTCGTATCATCGTCTTGTGCATCAAAGTTTGCTATTCTCCTTGCAAGTCTGTCCAATTCACTGATGGAACCTGTAACCGTATCACTAATAGAGCTTGCTATCGCTGACATTGCATTTAGTGGTTTATTTGCATTATTCTCAATTCCTTGTGCAAGTCCTTCATCAATATATTTTCCATATTCAGCCATTAATGTTGATGGCGATTCAATACCAAAGAAATTTTTAATTGTATCCCCGATTCCTTTTACAAAACCTGTAACTTTTTCACGAATCCAATCAGTTAAAGAATTAATCCCGTTCCAAAGCCCTGTAACAATATCTATACCCATTTGCATCCAGTTAGTTTTTGTCACTATATCTGCTAAGCTTGTATATAATTGAGGTATGAATTGTAATATTTTTGGTATACCATCCACTAATCCTTTTACTATGGCATTAATAATCTCAGGCAACCTATTAATTAGCTTTGGTAGTGCATCAATCAATCCGCTTGCTAATGCTATTATAATTGCAATAGCAGCTGGTATCAGTATAGGCAATGCATCTATTAGCCCATCAGTTAAAGACAGCATTAGTGTTATGGCACTGTCTATTAATAACGGGATATTGTTTATCAATGTATTTGTAATTGTCTTTACTGCATTTACAGCTACCGGTATTAATGACGGTAGTAATTTTATCAAAGTATCTAAAACTTGACTAAACAGACCTGTTGCCGCGTCTAATAATTCAGGTAACAAGTCTCCAATTGCCGGTATTACAGCCGAAAATATTTGAGGAAATGCACTTATTATATTTTCTATTACAGGCATTATATTTTCTAAAACCGTGTCAAATGATGTTATTAGATTTTCTGTTAGTTTTCCAACATCCGCATCAGCATTCCCAAATCCTGTGATTAAATTTTCAAAAGATGCCTTAAAAGCATTCAAAGAGCCTTCAATAGTTTCTTCCGCTTCTAACGCTGTGGCTCCGGCTATTCCCATATTTTCTTGAATTATATGGAGTGCACTTACAACATCGGCATAGCTTGATACATCGTATTCAATGCCTGATATAGCTGTTGCATCTGCTAACAATCTTTCCATTTCAGTTTTAGTTCCGCCATAGCCCAACTTCAGGTTGTCCAACATCGCATAATTCTGTTTTGCAAATCCTTGATATGCATTTTGTATTGATGCCATATCAGTTCCCATCTTATTGGCGTTATCCGACATATCAGTTATAGCCATATCTGCGTACTCTACTGCCTTTTCAGTATCTCCGCCCAAAGATTGAATTAAACTTGCTGAAAAAGAAGTAACAGTTTCCATGTAATCATTTGCAGATAGCCCCGCTGTTTTATGTGCATTTGCTGCATAATCTTGCAGTAATTGTGATGAGTCTTTAAAAAGTGTATCAACACCACCAACCAACTGCTCATAACTTCCAAAAGACGATATTACTTCTTTTCCTAATTTAATGGCGGCGGCTCCTGCTGCTACTGCCACCGCTCCCATAGCAACTGCGGATGTTTTTAATGCACCGCCTAATTTTTCAAGCTTGCCACCTGCACCATCGGCATTTTTCCCCATGTTGTCAATTTCTTTTGACAGTTCTTTGGTTGGGTCATTCGCATCCTCAATGGCTTTATTGTTATTTTTGACCTCACGCTCCATTTTGTTAAGGTCAGCTGTAGCACGGTTTAAGTCTTGCTGCCATTTTTGCGTTTGTGTAGCATTTTCCCCATATTTTTCGGCTGATACTTTTAACCCTTTTTCCAGTGCTTCGATTTTATTTTTTTGTTCGTCTATTTGCTTATTTAGAACCTGATTCTTTTTGGTGTAAAATTCTATGCTCTTATCATTCTTATCAAACTCCGATTTGACCTTAGTCATTTCAGTTCCCAAAGTTCGTAGATTAGTATTTATTTCAGTTACAGCCTTCTTAAATTGCGCTTCGCCTTGTAATTCAATTTTTGCACCAATATTACTTGCCATGTTTTCACCTGCCTTTATATAACATCATCCAAGGTTGGTTCATATTCTAAATCTCTGTATGTCATATTATTATTTTGTAATCTGTTTTCTAAATCAAAAGTATCTTTATAAATTTGATAGAGTTTATTAAATTTAGTGACTGTCATGTGACTGACCTGTTTTTCCGTAAATCCCATTTTAATTCCTATAAATAAAAACCATGCAAAATTGATTGTTCCGTCTCCGACCTCCTCATCTTCTGCATGGTCTACTCGTTTTTTATTTCTTCTTCATCCTCGTCTGTCTTGGTGCTTTCTATTGTAACTGCCATTAACTGTTCATTGACTTTATTCATTCCAACTGCCGAAATTAATCTTCCAACTTGTTTTTCTGTTACAAAAGGTCGTTTTTCACCCTTTTCTTCATTTTCCATATCAATGCCTTCGTTGATAAATTGCGTAAAAGTCCATTTAAGGTCTTTTATTTTAGGTTCTTGCCCTTTTGGCGGTTGAAGCGCATTACCCCATGCTTCTATTGTGCCAAATTTTTCTTGTATTTCTTCCATAACATTTAAGGTATATGCTAAAGGGTATTCTTTTTCACCTATTGTTATATGTTTTACTATATCTAACATAATTTCCTCCTATTAGAAAAAAAGAGCTGAATTAATCAGCTCTTAGGATATTTTAACTACTACAATTTCAGTAGTTTGTGATGTTTTGCCTGCTTCTTGAGCAACAATCTTTAATTTCTTGCTTCCAATTGCCATATTGATAGCAGATGAAGCAACTCCGCTTGTTAAGTTCTGGTTAAATACATCATCAACATATAGTTTAAGTGTATGGTTTGCTGCAGTTGCTGTAACTGTCACGCTGGCTGCAGTAACTCCACTAAATGTATATAAGGTTTTTCCAGCTGCAAATGAAGGCGTTAATGCTCCTCCGGTACCAGTCAATGCTAAGTCAGTTAATCCACTTGAAGCAGTCACCGGTAAACCAACTTTTCCATGTAACCATGCTATTGCATCAGCTTCAGTATCGAATACTTTTTCTGATTTCCAATCACCATTTATGTCCTTCATTATCATACTTTCAATTGTCGGTGTTTTGAATGCAACCTTTTCACCTTTAGTTTCTGTCTCATCGTTTGGCTCGCCGAATTGCATTTTATGGAACCAAATTGCTCTCCATTTATCAGCTCCATCTCTCCTTATGCGTCCATAAAAACCATGTCCAAGATAAGGTGCAATATCATCCTGATTTGCTTTTAATTCTCCGTTTTCAAGTGCATGTCCAAGTAATATGGATTGCTTTTCTAAAGTTAGTTCGTTGATTCCTAATGACTCAGTCCCATATATGAAACTTTGGTCAATTTCGTCTATGTCATCATCTGCATGTAATCTTTCATTATTTCTGTAGATTTGAATATTTGCGCTCATTGCTTTTGCAATAACAAATCCATCAGAATATACTGGTGTTCCTGTGCTATCATTATAAATGGCTGCGACAGGATATTTCAATCCTACTTTCTTCATGTTTATCTTCTCCTATTCTATAATTAATTTAATTTCTTCATCAAATTTTTTCTGCATTGCTTCTTCTACTCTTTTTTTACTTCTATTCACCGCAGGTCTTACAAAAGGTTTCTTCTTTTGCTTACTACTTCCGCTTTCCATAACTCTTGCTTTTAATTGGTTGGCTACTCCGTTGCTATCGTAACCGTCAAATCCTATTTTAGTATTTACATTTCCTTGGTTGTCGACTCCGGGTGGAGCAATTCCCAAGCTATCTAATAAATCACCTTTTGAATATTTAGAACCTGCTAAATTATTTTCTAACCCTTTTCTAATCTCGTCCGCTACAGGTTGCGCCCCTGCCATAACAACATCCTTTGCAATTTTCGTTGACATGTTTCCAAGCTTTGACAACTGTAATTCCAGTTGGTCTGTGCCTTTAATGGTCATCTTAGCCATTAAATCAACTCCCCTATTAATTCAAAAATCCACTCATAATGAATGTATCCGGTATCTTGCTCGTGTTGAATAGAGCTTAGTCTCCAAGACACATCAATAGAATTTAATTTTTGCTGAATTAAAACAACATTATCGTCATATTCGGTTTTGGTAAAATAATCAATAGTTCCTTCAATAACCTGTTCATCTTTTTTATTATCGGCATTTAAGGAGCTTGCTTCATTATCCTCCGCCCAAACAATATATTTGTCCGGCTTGCCCTTAGCCTCGTAATGAAAAACATCCGGAATAACTTCAAGCAAGGCATCTCTTAAATCACTTAACTTCATAGGCCACCTCCAGACGTTCTAATGACAAATCCATGCAAGGCGGTTCTATATCTTTAGGATATTGTACTTGAACTATGTCGTATTGCTCTCCATTTAAGATTGCAATATCATGGACTGTTACAGAGTTAATTCTTTGGGTCCTTATAAGTTGTTCGATTTGTGCATGTTCTTGTTTAGCTGTCCAGTATCTACCCATACCAACAATGCGTTCTTCATACCTCAAATTAGAAATCTTAATAGTCAGTCCGTCTTTCGGCATGTTGCCTGCTTCGGCTATATTGCCAACACTGTAAACGTCTACTGTGCCGTCATTAAACGTCTGTGTCAGGGTTTTCGGCTTCATAGGCATCCACCTCCGATTCTATCTGTAAAGATAGCAGTTCGTGTAAGTAATTTTGCTGGAACATTTCAAGAGCATTACTTCTTACATACCGGCAATAATCAAACAACAGTTCTTTAGGTTTGTCCTCTGTCTCAAAATCTAATTCTTTACCTGCAACTCTATTTAAATACTTTTTTCCACGTTCAATCATTCCGTTAAGTTTCAAATCTGTCTCATTATCGTCCCACGTTATGTCCAAATAATTTTTTACTTCATCAAGTAAAGCCATTAACATCACCGCCTAAATTACGAAATATTCTGATTTAATCGCTGGTTTTACCTCATCCACTCCACCGCTAAAATCAATAGGCGCTTCGGTTACTGCCATCACGCCTGCTGAATCTTCCGCTACGGTAAATGGTGCTCCCGTTATCGCTTCGATTGCTGTTTCAACTTCCGCTGCTGTACCGTCAATAGCGGGTTCTGCGCCGCCTTCGATATCCACCGCTGCAATCGGCGTGTTGTGCACGCCTGAACCATCAGTTGAGGCCGCAATAAACAACGCGTTGAAATATACGTTGTCGTTTAGCGCGTTTACGATGTTCGCTACCGTGTTTTTGCTGTCGTCGGGGTCGCCGCTTGCATCGGTACCCAAGCCGATTACGAATTTGTCTAGTTCCTCGGAATATCCGGTTGACAACGGTACATCTTCACCTGAATTTTGCGTAATTTCAACCGAATAACCTTCAAGTTCGCCAACTTCTTTCGCAAGAATGACTATACCGTTTGTACCTACGGTTCCGATTGTTGCGGTTGCTTTGGCTCCTGCGCCTGTTCCAAGCGTAATTGTAAGCACGCCTTCGTCAAAAGACGCTTCAGTATCCGCATTTGCTCCCTCACCTTTAATAGTTACTACCTTGTAATCATTTGCATATACTCCGGCAGGGTCCGCAGTTATCGTAACTTTACCACCGCCCGCTGTAGTATTGTCTATCACCGCTTTTGCGGATACAGCAGAAACAAGCGCGTCAAAGGTAAAGGTATCAACAGTATGAGATGTTATTTTTCGCACATATTCAATGCCTTCAACTATAATTTTTATAAGCTTATCCTTAAATAAATCAGTACTCATATTTTTTTTATCATCAACTAAAGTGGTAGTAGTTCCGCCGGAAGCTCTACCGGATAGAATAGAATTCTCTATCACTTTTACATTCCACAAATTCATTTCTTCGCACCTCTTTTCTTTACTGTGCTTTTTGCTGCTGTCGGTTTGGTTTCTTCGGCAACCTCCTCAACTAATTTAAAAGTTGAATTTAATTTTTTATATCGCTCTTTTGAGACAATGAAGGTGTCACCCGGTTTACGAGTAACACCTTCTTTTTTATCAACAAAAGGCCTTAATACTATGGCCTTCATTATACTATCGGCGTATAGGTCAGCACTATTACATATGCCTCTTGTTCAATAGAATCTACAGTAGAAGTTATAGTAATCACATTCGCGCCAGCTGCCAAGGTTAATGCATATGCGTTATTAGCTTTAGTGACTACATTTGCCCCATTTTTAACCACTACAACCGCATTCGGGTCTTTAGTTGTTAAAGTCATAGATGCTACGTTATTATCACCAGCCACTGAAGCGTCAGCTACTGCTCCGCTATATGCGTGTATATTTTCATTGAATACACCGATATTTACAGCAGCAGTCAATTCGTCTGTAATTGCAAGTGTAGCTAATCTTGCATCGATATAGTCTGCAACTCTCACAATAGGTGCTGTTGGCCTAAGGTTAGTGATATCAACAACCTTGAAAGAACCACTATCTAAAGGCTTACCGTCTCCATAAAGCTTGGTCAGATAATATCTATCGTCCTCTAAGAATTTGTAATGGTCAGAGTATTCAATTTTTCCACCTTGCCCAGTCCCTAAGCCAAAGAAATATCTCTTGCCAAGACCGATTATAGCTTTGTTAGCCGGTACATATACGGATTGAATTAGCTTAGTCGGATGTGGGAATCGAGAAACATAGCTTCCATCAGGTTGTATTTTCATAATAGCAGGCATAATTTTTGTGTAATAGTCAACTGGATTACAGATAAACAATACTTCATTTACAGTTCTATATAATCCGGTGGGACCAACTGCCAAGGCTGCTAAAATGCCACCATAAGTATCAGGGCTAATTTCATTCATCGGTACTGCTACAAGGTTAGGATAACCAGTAACAGCGTTAAAGTTGCCGTTAGGGTCTTTTGTCATACCTACAGGCTCATCAACTCCAGTACCGAGGATGATTGCCTTTTCAAGTCCGTTAGAAATTGCTTCAAGAAGGATAGTTCTAACGTATCTATCAATCCATGTAGGACCTATCTCAAGCATAGCCTTGCATATTGGAATAAACGCTGACAATTTGTTTTGTGCTAAATTAATAACATCCGTTCCAGCGGTCAATTCTTTTACGATTGTATCGCACAACTTACCCCAAGTAGCTAAATGCCTTCCATCTTGGGTAGAAATAAGGATTTCTGTCAAAATTCCAGTGTTTTGGAAGTTAATTTCAGTTAAAAGCGGATGAGCCTCTTGAATATCCTCAAATATTGAATCAATAACAGTTGTTGGAAGCGTTTCATCAATCAAAGTCAATGCTTGTTGAGGATTGCTTGATTTCATTGCATCAATCACTTTTTCGTAGTATTTTGTTTCCTGTGAGGTCAAAACTCTTGCGCCTCTTCCTGCTAATATGTTGTTGTCTGAAGCCTGAACATAGCCTTGAGCTTCAGCTAAAACTGCCTCTTGCAGCATATCTGTGTATTCAGTGAATGCTGCTTGGAACGCTTCATCGTTCCCGTCTTTTATTGCCTGGTTAAGTTTGTTCATAATTTCGGCTTTTTGTAAAGCCAATAAATCTTTGTTTTTCATATCTTGTTGCTCCTCTCTTATTTTAAAATTGATAAAAATATTTTTTGTGCTTTGTTTTCTTTTGGTTC